TTTACGGCTTCCTCATCGACCTCCCTGGCGGAAAGGCCGAAATTGCCAGGCAAAGCCTTGCCGATGGCATCCATGCCGTCCTCATCGAGCCGCTGATAGAGTGCCTCGATCTCGCGCTTGGTTGACGGCGTCAGAACGGCGTCTCCGTCGATAGCTGCGACATACATCAATTGCGCGACAACGCCAGCCCACAGCGGATTGGCGGACGATTCGCCCATGGCCTCAAAGAATCGGAGCTTGTTCAGCGGGCCAGGCTTCCTCAGCGTGATTTCGCGCCCACGAGCGTCCTGCGTCGTGATCTCTTTGGCAGCTTCCTTGATGATCTGCTCGGAGGGGGTAACGGTTACGGTGGTCATGGCGTATTAGGAAAGGACCTTGCGGCGGGTTGCGGTGAAGTTCATCGTGTACGGGATGGACGCGTCGCCGGCAACGTCGCCAGCGTTTTCAAGCGTCAACATGACGCCGTCATAGCGGAACTGCGAGACTGCCCCGTTCGGCTCGGTCACGGTCTCGAAGATCTGTGCCGCCTGCTCGTTGAGGCCGGCGTAATAGTTGTCCTCAAGCGTTCCGAAGTACCGGTCGATTTCCGGGCCGCTCCGCTTGGCTTCAAGCGAGCCGGACCAGCCGTCGAAGAAACGGAGCGTTTCGGTAACGCCGTCGATACGCTTCACACGCTCCACCGTCGCGTCTTGTTTGCGAGAGAACTTGGTGATCTTCGGGATCTGCAGCGAGCCGGTCGGGGTCTGGATGACAATCGTGACGTCGCGCCCGACCGAGTAACCATTAATCGGCATGTCTTTCTCCGGAAAGAGAAAAGCCCCGCGCGCGGCGGAGCCTTGTGGTCAGAGGGTGGCTTACTGGTTGCTGGTAGAGGTCCTGATCACCGTGGCCTGCGAGCCCTCGACGTTCACCAGGAACTTTTCGATGACCGACAGGTAGATCACCTTCACGTCGGCCTGCATGTAACCCAACGCGACGCGGTTCATCGGGTTGTTGTTGGCGTCGATCTGGACCGAGTAGGACGGGCCGCCGTTGACGGCGCCGATCATCCCCTGCTGTTCCATGCTGGAAAGGAAATTCGATAGCGTCGCTGCGGCCTGCGAGCGCACGGAGACGGACTGCAGCTTGCCGACGTACTTGCCCATGCCAGCATTGAGCGTCGCGGCAATGTAGTTGGTCATCCGGGTGTAGTTGTCACCCTGGGTCAGCGCGTTCGAGCTGGTGTTGTGCCCGATGCGGCAACCAAAGTACGAGCCGCCCGGCACCGGGTTGGTCACGACGTCGATGCCGGCCTGCGCCAGCGCCTGAAGCTCTGCCGAGCTGTAGGTTTGGTTGGCGTTGGACTTCTGCGTGCCGACCACGCCATACAGTTGCTTGTTCAGGCTGCTCTGCTCGGGCGAGAGGTTCCCCAGCAAGCCGGCCACGAAGCCCTGCGGCGAGATCAGGCGCGTGACGCCGTTGGCCGTGTCCAGGAAGTAAATCCAGTCGCCGAACAGCAGCTTGAACGCGTAGCTGTCGATGCCGGCAGTCGCCTTCGCGGAAACCGCGTTGGCAATGGTGTCGCCCGCCGGCCCCACGCCAATCATATAGATGCCCTCGGACAAGCCGAACGCCACCTGGTTGGTCCAGCTGGTCGAATCGTCGCAGTCCACCAGCACACCCACGGACACGCCCTGATTGCGCAGGGCATACATGCCCTTGCGCGGGATGGTGTCCTGGCCGATGAGCACCGTGCCGGTGGTCGTCGTCGCGCCGTCGGTGCCGCTAGCCAGCGTGAAGCTGGCGGCAGCCGGGGCGGTCACGCCGGCGCCGGCCGCAGCGACGATAATCTGCGAGGGCCCGCGCTGGATGCTGGTGCCGTTGTTGATCGCTGCGGCGATGGCCGCCCACAGGGGCGCGCCAGTCAAGCCCAGGCCGATATTGTCGAAGACCTCGGGTGCCAGCGTCGGCGCGGCAACGGTCACCTTCCAGGTGCCGGTGGCCGAGCCCGCAGCCAATGTGACCACGATCGTATTGCCCAGGGTGCCGGTGTACTTGGCCGTCAGCGTCAGGCAGTTCGTCTGGACCGTCGCGGTCGCGGCCACATCGGTGCCGTCGGTCACGCGCACGCAGCGGAAGTTGTTTGCGCCGTTGATGACGGCCGCCGCGACCGCCGTGCCCATGTCGTACTTGCGGTTCTGGACCGCACCGAACGCCTGGGCGTACATGGCCATGTTGCCGATGATCGTCGGCGAATTGACCGGGCCCCACTGCGCCGTGCCGACCATACCGATCACGTTGGTGGGGACGCCATTCAGCAGGGTCACCTGCGGCGGGACGATCTGGACGTAGAGATCGGGAACGATGAGGGCCGTCGTATTGATGCTGCCCTGCTGAACAATCGGCATTTGCGCCTCCGGAAACAAAAAAGGCCGCCCGGAGGCAGCCCAAACAAGACAAAGCCGCCTCGTGGGCGGCTAATTCGGTGGTTATTTCTTCTGAGGCGGATCGACGATCGCCACCCGCGTGACGTAGGCTGCCTGGTCGCTCTCCAGCACGACAGCGACCGCACCGGGGTCAGTGATCTCGTGCCCGATCTCGTATCCGCCGAACGGCGTTGTGACAATCAGCTTCATTTCCTCACTCCACAATGGTCGCGATCGGGAACTGCGCATCCAGCGATGGGCCGGCGCTCACGTTCGTGGTGGTAATGACGATCTGGGCGTCGCTGCGGGTCTCGGTGGCCGAGAACTCGACCGCATAGAGCAGATCGCATCGGTATAGGTGTTCCTTCTGCGCCCCGTCGCTGGGGCGCGAGCCGATGTAGCGCAGAGACCCGTAGGTCTGGTCGGGCAGGTTGAGCCGGTCCAGCGCGTTCATTGCGGCGTCCAGCAGCCCGTTCACCTGGTCCCGGTCGTCCGGGCGCCCGGCCCAGACCGTGATCTGAAACGTCCGCTGCACGCGGCGCACCTCGCGCTGGCTGGTGCCGAAGCCACCGACGCGCGGCGAGATCACCGCGTCATGCGGATTCGCGCTCTGGTAGACCTGGTTGACGAAGTCGAGCGACAAGGTCAGGCCCTTCGGGATTGTCACGACGGCGCCAGAGGACGACGTCCCCGGGAAATCCAACGCCACCAAGGTCGCCAGCGCGGTGGCGATCGAGGTCAGAGTATCCGCCGGCTGGACCGCGTAGACATAGCCGCGACCGTCCACCACAAGCGCAACGTTCTGCGGCGTGCTAACCGTGCCGCCTACCGTCACGGTCTGGCCGGCCACCGTCAGCGTCAGGGTGGTGGCCGGGTCAGCCAGAGTCGTCCAATCCGACTGCGTGGTGTCGATCACCTTCTCGGTGTTGGTCGGCCACACGTTGACGTGGGTCCGCCTGACTGGCAGGTCGTTGTCGAGATCGGCCGGGTTGGGCCAGCCGCCATAGACGACGAACGGGCGGCCGGTGATGCTGGGCTGCGCCGTGCCGCCTGGGTACAGCGTGCCAGCGAGCGCCCCTACCAGCGCGTCGCGCACCTGGGTGTAGTCAGCCATCTCAAGTCTCCTGCCGCTCGCACAGGCAGTTGTAGCCCAGCGAGTTCCAGTAGGCACCCAGCACCTGGTATCGCAGCCCGAGTTCGTCGACGATGATGTCCCGTTCCGCCACCGTCCCGTTTGGCAGCTTGAACAGGACGCGCCAGGTGGTCTTCCGGCCGTCCGCCGGCACGCTGGCCTCGGGCTTGCGCCCGTCCCGCGACAGCTGGATCGCCGCGGCAATGCCCTGCGCGATGACGGTCTCGTTCTCGGGGATCGATCCGCCATAGCCCACCGCGCCCACGCCGGCCTCGGCGGGGCGCCGGTGGATGCTGATCACACGCGGGTAAATAAAGCTCATACGAAAGCCAGAACGCGGAACGGATCGAGCTTGCGCCGCGTATCCGGGTTGATCTGCGATGCGCTGAAGCGCTCGATCTCGGTGTCGCCAGCGCGGTATTTCTTCATGTCGCCCATCTCGGGCGTGGCCTGGATCGCCTGGATCAGGCTCGCGCAGGCCGTTTTGACCTGCGCCGGCAGGTTCGCGTACTGGTAGCCGGCGACGTAGCGCAGCTTCACCTCGGTGTAGTAGGCCAGCAGGATGCCTGCCGGAACCCACACATTCCCGGTTGCCGCGTCGAAGCCGGCCGCCGCGACATTGAACAGCTCCCACGCCGGCGGACCGCCGAACTTCTGCATCGACGCGATCAGGTTGAAGTCTTCCAGGTTGTACCGGTTCGAGTCGCCTCGGCGGCCGTAGCCATAGCGCCCGGTGCCGGCGATCAGGCGCACCAGCGGGCGGCGACTGGCGCTGGTCAGTGGCCTGCCATCGGGAATCCGGCGCTGTTCCTTGATGACCATGTCCGTTTCGACCGTGGCGCCGCTGGCGTGCGCGAACAGCACCTGCTGCAACAGCACTGTGGTGCCGGTGATGGAGGCGATCACGCAGGCCTCGACAGCCGCCGGCGTGGCGCGATCGAGCATCACCACGTCGCCGACCTCCAGCATGGCGGCCAGCGGCCCGGCGTTGACCGGGACGTTCAGCCCGGGCGCGATCGCCCCCGGCAGCGCAAACGCGAACGTCGGGTCAAGGCCCTTCATGTAGGCCGGCAGCCCATTGGCGTCCGGCATCCAGATCAACCCCTCAGGGCGGCACAGGTAGGCGTCGATCAGCGTCGATGCCGCTGCCACCTGGTCGGCCGTGGCCGTCGGCACGCCGAACGCCGCATAGTCGCTGGACTGCAGGTAGACGCTGCTCGGCATGGGTCACTCCGGCACGATGATGGGGCTGCGCTTGGCCAGGTCGTTGTTCAGCAAGTAGCGCCCAAGGTTTTCCGACACCTCGGCCACGCCCTCGACGAACACGACGTTGAACTGCTTGGGCTTGCGATCCTTCCCCTTGCCCTCGACGAAGTCGGAGATCGGGTGAGACACACCTGGGGCGACCATCAGGGTGTGTTTGCCGCGGCTGCCAGGACGATAGACTTTCATTGCGTGGGGCCTTCAAAGGAACAGGGCCGG